ATCTACTCTTGCTACTATTTGAGGGATTATCTCCCCCGCCCTTATTACTTCAACCATACACCCTATCTGTAAGTCTAATGCTTCAATGATAGCCATGTTGTGTAGGGTTGCTCGTGAAACTGTTGCTTCTCCTATTATACAGGGTTCTAGTATTGCTACTGGAGAAACTGCACCTGATTTTCCTACTTGCCATTTAACATCAAGTAGTTTTGTAACTACGCCTTCTTGCTTTTCTTTGAGAGCGAAAGCACCACGAGGATGATGAGAAGTATATCCTAACTCATCAAACTCTTTGTGGCTAACTATTCTCCAGACATCTCCATCCTGTGGAAATTGCTCCCAGTTGGAATCAATTGCTGTATTGAACTCCATATGCTGTAGCATCCTCATATCTTCTACCCAGTCAGGGCAGATAGCAGGTTGTACACCATAACTTACGAAAGTTAAATCTCTTCTCTTAACTTCTTCAATATCTTTCAAGTTAAGCGCACCCGCTGCATAGTTACGTGCATTGGGTATTTCTTTTGGAGCTACTATCTCTCCTGTAATTTGCTTAGGTTTCTTACTAAAGATTTCATTTGGCACTAAGTGTCTAATCTTATCTGTAATATCTAAACCTTTCTTACCATCGCCTCTGGTAAGTGCCATTGTTAGTTGTCCATCTATATATTGAATACTAACTGCAGCTCCGTCCAGTTTAGGTGTAACAGTTACTACTCCAGGTAGAAAAGTGTCTGGGTCTTTCTCTCCCTTGTAAACCTTTTGCAAGGAGTACATAGGAAACATGTGAGGTATTCTTGTGCCTTCGTCTGTGCCAATCGCAGTAGCATCTACCTGTTCTTCTAATCTGTCATAGACTTCATCAGAGATGCTTGGGTCGCCTCTATAATAATCTGCTTTTGCTTGTTTTAAAAATTCCTCTAATTTACTCATTATTTACCTATATGTTTTACTTCTTCTTTTGGTATTACTTGGTATGCCCCTTTATTGTACGCAATCGAAACAGTATAATTCTTACTCTCTTTTTGTTTGTAAGTATTATCTTTCGGAGTTGTATACTGGCTCATTGGAGCCGAAGGGTATTGTTCCGTAGAACTACGGAATGTAGCGTCTGGAGCAAAGGTTTTCCACTCAGGCTGTTTAGTTCTTACAGCCTTAGTGAATTTGCTCTTACGTTTGCGACCGTGTTGGTCATATGTCATTTGTCCTTTTATAATCATAAATATATTATACTAAATTTTTAAGGAAATGTCAAGAACTATTTTTGTTAGAGGTAGATTTCGTCCAGCAAGTCTCTGAAATTTTCTTCTATAATTGCTTTGGATTCTGCTAATGAGAGAATCTCAACTAAGCCTTGAAATAGATTTCTAGTATTTTCCATGTCTATAGGTATGGTTATGCCTTGATTAGATGGTTTCCATTCCTCATCAAAATCAAGGTAGTACTTTCTTAAAGATAAATATTCTACTCCTCTAAAGGTACTGACTACAAGCCGAAGCTGGTCATGTGAGGATTCTTGTATTATTTTTTCATAAACAGATGGGGCTTCTAAATCAATCATTGCGAATGACTCGGTTAAGGGGTATAATACTCGTTACATTTTCAGGCACAAGGATTCTATATGAGTCCGTGTCCCAACAAAATAACAAGGACGTATGTTGTCCCTCTTTAGCTCTATTCTTTTTACCCTTTATGTAGGTTGTGGTAAAGTCTCTTGTACACACATTGTATTTTAACTTGCGTGAATTTTGACTTCTATATGTGACTACTGCATCTCCTGCTTCGTCGATTCGTCTTTCGAATTCTGGTTTTTTCATGTTTCCTCCAATTTAAACTAACAAAAACTCTTTTGATTTGTTAAATTTTTGGTTACTTATTTGAGATGCAAAAAATTGAGGCAATCACGAAGACTGCCTCAACACACTAAATTACACTACTTATTTAATGATTCTATAACTGTTGTAAAATAAACTGCTGCTTTACCAGTTAGTTTTGATACTATTGCTGCATCAACTTCTTGACCTGCATCACCAAGTACTGAAGTAAGTTTGTCTTGTGCATCTGCAACTGAAACTCTGCCTCCACCTGTGCTGCCGCCACCGCTTGACTTAGCTGCTGGAGTTTTTCTTACATATACTCCTGCTTTTGTTAATATCATTCTGACACCATTTGGGCTTTCACCAAGTTCTTCTGCGATGTCTTTTACTATCTCCATTGAAGTCTCAGGTGTAGGTTCTGCATCCTGATACATTTCAACTGCTTGCTCTTTAGATTCGTCTGTCCAAGCCATTTTTCTTCTCCTATATTTTTTGTTATTGCGCATGAACTCTGGCATACCAAATGCCCACCCTGTGGTTTCTCGCATCTGCTGGTAATATCTGTCGCTCATATTTGCTCGTTTTTTGTTTATAAATATATTATAATAAAATTATAACCAATTGTCAAGAACTATTTTTCAGTTCCTATTTAAATTTCTCATTGTATAGGTATATTAAATCCGCTTTACCTATACTATCCTGTCTTGCTGTCCAAGAAGCTAAAGGGTAGTAATCTAACTGCTCGAAGTTATCTATAATATCTTCTGCGTTAGGACTTCTTATAAAGTGCCAACTCTTTGGAGCTAAGTCTTCTATATCTAAACTAATAGTACCTATATTTCCTCCATAAGCTCTAACAGCAAAATCAATATTTGAAGGTGCTGCTACCTTACCATCTACTGTTATATATGATAATACTTCAAAGTCATCATGAGTAAGAGGTAATACTACTAATTCTCTTTTTTCTTCTCTACGTTTCCATATTTGAAAACAACACTTTGCTTTCATGGTTTCAGGTATAAAAGACCCTGTAGGAATTTCTATATCTTCTACTAAATGAAAATGTAGATTAAGTTTATTTTGAACTGATACTCTTCTAAAAGTTCTTGGTATAATAAATGCTATTGTATCTGCAAATGTTGCTGCATGATTAAAGAATTTTATAGCAAGGGAACTTACTCTCCCAAAAGGCGGATTACCTATTACTAAATTCTCTGTACCCTTATAAAGAAAAAAATCTTGTTCAACTATTTCATCATGCTTGGGCTCTAAATCAATGCCTACTCGTTTTTCAGAAGGTAATAAATCAAGAAAAACTCCTGTACCTGCAGAAGGTTCTAATATTTTTTCATACTCTGAAAAATCTATTAGGTCGCAACATAACTTTGCAACTTCAGGTTTGGTATAAAACTGGTCTAAACTCATAACTTTCTCTACTTTAAATGTTTTTGTAATGCATTTAACATATCTTCTGCTTCTGCAAGTTTAGATAGCTCTGATTTTATTGACTCCATAACGTCTGGGTGTTCCCCAATACCTACTGGATTTCTTAAATAAACTCTACAGTTAGCTCTATGGTAGGCCATCTGCCCTTCTAAGTGTTTTACTAATTCTTCGTACATTTTGTTTCCTTATTTTATGTTAATGACTCCACTAACAAATCCTTGTATAAACCTTTCTAATTTAGAAGGCACTATAAATGTTATTATAAGTACAGGGAAAAATAATAAAAATATAAAAAATACTATTATGAATGAAAGTACTGGTTTTTGTGCTACTATATTATAAGGTGCTATTGCTCTTATTAATTTATAAGATGGCCACCAGATAGAATACATTGCAGCGAGCGTACCCGATAAGTATACTGCAGTAATAATCTGCCATATCTCCATTTTTTCTCCTTGTGTTTATAGATACTTTTGCAAGTGTTGTAGCTTACCCATATCATAGGTAGCTAAAGGATATTGCTTACCTGCAAAAGATAGATGTGGAAAATAAGTACCTTTGAGGTCTTCTTGACTACATTCTATAGTGTGGCATAAATATAATTTATAACCTCTTTCTTCTGCTCCTTCAGGGCTTAACTCCTTTTCAACAAGTGCTGGATAGTTCTGTCGAACTGCCCATATCTTTTCTCCAACTTCAAACTCATCTGCTACACATTGTTCTGGTAGCATTGCGTTTCTTCTCCCTTCGTAGTCTGTTTGAGGTAATTTCTGTGGAATACCCAATCTTTCTACTACTGCTTTGATAAATGCAGGTGAACGATATAAACTTTTAGCTATATCTGATACATTTGCTCCATCCAAGTAGAAGTTTACTACTTGTTTAATTTCCATCTCTGTTGCGCCTTTGCCTTTATTTTGGGCTTTGCGTCTTTCTCTATAAGCTACTGTTTCTAAGTGGTCTTCAATTATTTTATTGAGCCTCGTAGTATTATAACTTATATTTAATATACTACATGCTTCTTTCTTTGTTATTGGACTATCTCCGTTCAATAACTCCATAACATGTTGTATGTTTGTTTCTGTTAAATTCTCATGCTTTCTAGTCTTTATTGCCATTATTGTGTATCTCCGTGTAATTAGTGGATGGCATCTCATGTCCTAGCAAGATTACGGCATAGTGAAGTATCTTCAACAAATCTTCTTTGTTGCGACCTTCTTTCTTGCCGTATCTCTGTGCATATTTTATTATGTTACCAATACAGAACCCTTCGCCATGCCCAGCATCAAATATAAACTCAGTTGACTGAATTTTATTCATACTGTAGTGAGCATCGTAAGTTCCTAATATATGGTTGCGAAGTATTTGTAATACCTCATCCTCGTTGAATTTATACTTAGTCAATTAAATTCTCCAAGTCTGTATACCCACCTATACTGATTCCGTCCATTATAATCTGCGGAAAAGTTCTTGCTTTTGGGAATTTTTCTTTAAGTTCACTGAACTCATAGTCTACTCCTAATTGCTTGTATTCTACTTTGTGTCCTTTTCGTGTAGCTAAATCTTTAGCCATATCACAGTAAGGGCAACTCTCTTTTCCATAAATTATAATCATCTTGTAATCCTTTTCTCATAATCTGCATAGTCTTCATTCCACCAGTGAGGCTTGTCACGGTATTTCCAACTTGCAAATGTTGCTTTGTCTAAGTGGTAATAATCACGATAACTCTGTATAGGGTTATCATAGTCTTTCAAATCATCAGGCATAGCTAAGCCAAAGGTTGTAAAACCTGCTTTAGGTAAATTCTTCGGATCAGGTAGTTTGTTTACTACTTGCTCAATTGATTTGTGTAGTTTTCCATATCGGTAGTGGTACTCATCATTCAATGCGTTAGCATAACAATGAACCCACTCATGGTTTTCCAAAGACTCTCTTGCCCAGATAGTGCAAGGATGATTGTACATCATCGGTAGGTAGGGGTAGGGTCGTTCCTCAAGAGGTAAATGCTTAATCTCGGCTTTTGCCTTGTTCATCACTTCTCTTTCCTCTGCGTTAAGAGCTCGAGGAACGAACCCCAATAAATCGTCTATCCATATAGTAGTGCATAATATTTGTGCTGCCTCGAGCGGCATCTTGACAATATGCTTGTCAACATGATACTCGGCAGACTTATCCATGTCTTCATCTAAATAAAATAAATTCATTTAATCCAACACTTGTAACCACTGCACTCACGAGTGTTCTTGCGACCACCACAATGAGTACAGTATTTTACTATTTTTTTAAGTTCTTTGAATTTTTTCATAAGTATATTATACTAAATATATGAGCAATTGTCAAGAACTATTTTTTCGTTACTTAGAGTTTATCTTATCTTTTGCCGTTCCAGCATACAAGCCGAACCATGCCGCACCCGCTCCGACCACAATACTGATTAAACCAGACTGCTCGAATGTTGGTGCTGGAAGTTCCATAAACCATATTGTACACTTATAAAGTAATACAATGTACACAGTGAGGAACATTCTTGGGAAAATTCTCCAAGCGTCTATCATTCCTGATAGCCATATCCATCTCTGCCAAGGGTTTTCTGGTTCTTTATCGTTTTCTAACTCCATAATTTTAGCTTTTAGTTCACCTATTTCAGTGACCATTGCCATAAACTTATTAAGGTCTAACTCTACTTCGTTGCGTGACATATCGCCACTGAATCTTTCATCAGACATTGCCTTTATCCTTAGCCTTTCCAATGTTCAATGCTAACATATCTACAAATTTGTAGAATTTGCCCATCCATACATCATCCTTAGGTGTCGGTGTTGACGCCGCGATTAAACTAGCAATTGTTACTATTAGAGTAACTAAACCTACTAAATCCATTAACATAATATTCTCCGCTCTGTAAAGAGCCTTGCCCTAAAATTAGGGACTTCCTTGATAGGAAACTATAGAATTTAATCTAATGTCTTCCCATCTATCCTCATCCATTCGATAACACACTATGGTGTCATTGATTTGTTGATTGACTCTACCTCCAGTGAGGGACTCCATCAACGTACAAGGAATTGTATACTCCTTGTGAGAGTTTTGTGAAACGAATGTAATATCTACTACATCACGCTTTAATAGTTCTCTTAATTCTGTAAACATTTTTTACCCCTGCTCTATACGCATCTATGAGAATTCCTTTTTCTCGTATTAATACCATTTTTCTACTTATTGGTTTCAGCATCCATAGAAATTCTTTCACTTATCTATGTGTTGCTCTACTGATGTAAGTCTTTCGATAATGTCAGGATAAGCATCAAACTCATGCAGTTCTTTACATGGGTGACTATTTTCTTCCACTGCTGCTAATCTATCCTCTATATGCTCCAGCCAGTCTTCGACTTCTTCAAATCGTCCTTGTACTACTGGATTCTTATCAAAAAACTTTGCTCCTTTATTCATTACTCTAAAGTAGCTCCAGTCTATAAAAAATTGTTTAATACTATTCCACATTGTTCAATGCTTCGGGGTCTGTTACTTTTTCATAATATACTACGACTTCCTTGAGTTCTATAATATATCGTTTTAGTTCTTGCATGTTGTATGACATTAATTCATAGTCTGGTATAGACATAGCTACGAATACTATCTGTCCATGCTCTTTTGTTAATCTTTCGTGAAACCACTTAAGGTTTTCAGTTTGAACTTCTAAGTGTTCAGGTGCGTACTCGTCACTAATCTTAACCATTTCTTCGTCAGTATCACAAAGAATTACTTCCCCATAATCCCTCCATGCAGCATCGGCATTTGTTCTTGGAACTTCTGGAAGTTCAGCGATTAATTCTGGTACTCTTTTCATAACTTTTTCAGCAAGATCTTTACTTGTGGTGTACAACCAACAAGGTGAGTTATAACCATGTTCAGCTTGACCAACTAAGTCTACCGCTACTATTTCTGGATCAGCTTTATCATCAGCAATAATTCCAATTTCTGTAGGACCTGCAAACAAATCTATTCCAACTTTACCAAATAAAATTCTTTTTGCTTCAGCAACAAATTGATTACCAGGGCCGACTATAATGTCAGCTGGCGGGTTATTAAATAAACCATTTGTCATTGCAGCTATAGC